CAAGACCATAAATTCTTGCCTGTAAGCTGCTGTTTTAAATCCAGTATCGGTAGCTACCAACAATCTTCCTGGCGCTCTGACAACCTCGCCAAACAAACCAGGTATTGATTTTTGTTTATTAAGCTCTAATTTGGTCATGCTATCAACAACAGATTCAGGTTTGACAAATGCTTTTGATCCAGCTTTTAAACCCTCTATTGTTCCAGCAATAGTTCCAATGAGCCTAGAGTTAGCTTCTGAAAATGTTAATCTTTCTGGATCTCTTCTTACTGCGCCAACTAAAGCAGATGTATAAAATTCTGCTGGTCTCAACGCTGCTGTTAAAACACCACTTAAAAAGTTTACGAGCTGTGTGGATGGACTAGATAACAAAGAGTTAATCCACATTTCTTGAACTTTATCTAGGGTTTTGACTTTCTTTAAACCACTTAAAAAGTTAATTGCTGAATCAACATCTTCAAATGATTCTAGGTTTTTTGCTATAACATTTGGATCTTCGTATGTTCCTTTAACTTTGTTTAAGTATTCTTTAATAGCCTTGCTTCTAATATTTTCATCTGGACTTTGAGACATTTCTCTTAAAGCTCTTAATGTTCTTCCAGCTTCAGCAACAACTCCAGTTTCTTTACCAGACAAAGCAGTAACTGTATCTAAAAATTTTAAATATTCTATCTTGTCTATATCTGTAAGAGTTCCGTTGTTTAGCTTTGCGTTATATGTTTTGTTTAGATCTCTAGCCTCTTGTTGAGAGTCTCTAACTATTTGCCTAACAGCAGTAATATCTTCTGCGTTTACTGCTTGGCCTTGTTGTAAATTTAAAACATCATCAACTGTCCATCCTTTATCTATAGCTGCTTGATGTAAAACTTCACCCTCTTTTCCAAACCTTACTCGACCTCTTCTTTGTGTCCAAAATTGTTCATTTTCTTCTGCAATATCTTTAACTAAATTTTCTGTTTCTTCATCAAAGTCTTTTTTTGCTAAACGAATGTTTGCAGCAAAACCCTCTTCTGGTTTTGGCGCAATCCCCTCTGGTATTATTTCTCCTTCTTTAGGTTGAATTGCCAGTGGCTGTTCAGTAACTTGCTCAATCTCTTCTGCTTTTTTAAATTTATTTTTAATAGAACGCAATCCAGCAAAAGCCAAATCAAAACTTACACCTAATCCAGCTCCTTCTAATGCCATTTTTAATCTACCTTCGGCAGCAGTATCATCCTCATCTGCCATTAAATATTCAGTAAATTGATTTGGAGCATATCCCTGAATAACATTTGATAGCCTTTCTTCATCTGGACTAAAAGCCAATTGTTCTGCCGCTGTTCCAATAACAGCTGCTTTACCAATTTGTTTAGCTTTAGATGTTGGGTCTAATACTTTTTCAGCTTTTGATAGTTTGTTTAGTTTAGATGCTACGGATGCTGTTTTGGCTAAACCAGCATAGGGAATAGCAAATCCAGCTATATCTCTTATGGCTTGACCACCAGCATATGTTGGCTCTGGAATGACTGGAAGATCTGGTATGTCTGCACCAGTTACATCTTCTATTAATTCTGTGGTTGCTTGTGCTGTATCTCTAGCAGCACCCACTAAAGTTCTTTTTAAATTTTCACCAAAGCCTACTTGATCTTTAAATGGATCTTTTATAAGCCCTTCTTTTTTAAAAGGATCGGCTATATTTGTTTGATTTTTAAAAGGATCAACAATTCCATTTGACACAATTAGACACCATAATTTTCGTTAAAATATTTAATTAAGTCTTCGTCTGGTTCATTTGGATTGCTTTCTTTTAATAAATTCCATTGGTCTAAAGTTCCGCTAAAACCTTGGGGAACGCCATCCTCATCATCGGTAAAATCAAAAAGCTCTGGATTTGTAATTGCTAAATCACGATAATTTGGATCTATAGCAACCAAAGTATTAAAGTCAGTTCTGCTTATTTTTCCGCCTGGTATCATTAATTTGCTTAAAATTCCTGATCTTATTTCAGAAACGCTTTTTTCTTTTGGTTGTTGTGCTTGCTGTCTTTGTAAAGCTCGCATGGCAACATCTTTTCCTCCAAGAGCATCACTAAGCATTAATAACATTTCGCCTATTCCTTTGTTTCTAGCAGCTAATCTTTGTTTATTAAATAAATCTAATTGCTCTGGAGATAATTGTTGCATTTGTTCTTGCGTTGGAGATGGATACCTAAAGCCTCCAGCTCTCGCAAAAAAATCTCCAGCTTTTGTATATTTATTTAATGTTGCTGGATCTTTTGCAATTTCTTTTTGTTCTTTTTCTGTTAATAAACCTTGAGTTTCTAAGGTTGGTTGAGTTACCAATGGTAAAACTTTTTCTTGTTCTTGTATTACTGGAACAGTGGGTTTCGGTAAAGTTATACTTTCTCCCGATGCTCTTGATTTAGCTCGTTGTCTTGGAGTGCTAGCAACTGGTTTTCTTTTCTTTTTTTCTTCGTCTTTTTTTACAATAGAAGATTTGTAAAGATCTAATAATGAGTTTGGGTTGGTTGAAATATTAAAGTATTGTGCCATTTTATTTATGAGTTAAAAAACTGCCCCGAAAATGCAGAGCCAAGTAAACCAGTAGCCCCAGATAATATATCGCCGAGACCAGTTTTTTGTTTTGTTGTAGTTATTGGAGTTTGCCCAGTTTGACCTAAAGCCAATAAACTAAGTTGTTGAGGCCCATAAGCCAAAGCTCTTTCAAACTCTTGATAGGGAATTTGTAATCCCATTTGTTGTAATTGCTGTTGTTGTCTTCCAATCTGACCAAGTTGTCCAAGTCTTGCCATTTGCTCCGCGCCCACGCCCCCAAGCAATCCTGCTTGTTGTTGCCTTGCGCGTAATTCTAACTCTGGGGCAAACATTGCCATTTGCTGTTGTCTTGCGATATCTGATTCGGCAGCTCTTTGAGCTTGCTCAAAACCAGCTTGTCTTAAACCAGCAGCAGTTCTAGCTTGTTGCTCGATGTAAGGTCTTTGTGATTCAGATTCTAGTAAAGCAGAGCGTGAACCACCAAATGCGCCAGCGCCGATTGCGCGTGATTGCGCTTGACCTCTAGCTATATCAGCTTGTCTTTGTATATCAGCCATAGATTGTTCAATGACTTGTTGAGTGTAAGGGGATTGATACGCACCTATGTCAGCTCCTAGTAATGAGCCAACTTGACCTATTTGTGGTGCTTCCTTTTGTGCTAATTCTTGTATGCCAGTTAAAGGGTCATACTCCATACCAGTTTCAAATAAACCACGAGTGGCTTGAAATTGTCTTAGCTGATCTGGGTTAAAACCAGCAACTCTAGGGCCTGTATATGGTACGAATGGTGTACCAGCTAATGATTTACCAGCTTGAAATAGCTCTTTTGCTTGTGCTTCTTGGTATGCTGGTAGACTGACTGATTGTGTTGTTTTGCCTTTACTCATAATTCTTTACTAATTAAATTTTCTGATTTAAAACCTAAATGTTTTAATTTTCTTAACCATCCTTTTCTACCACCGCCATATAATCTTTTACAACCAGCGGCTTTTGCAAATGCCTCTAAGGATGGCAACATATCCTCTAACTCCTTGTAATCACCACCACAAAATAGCAAGTTCATTGCTGTATTTTGGGGGAATACTACAAATTCAGTTATCATAGCCGACTTCTTAGCTGGCCATAAATGGAATATTCCATGTCTTATTTTATCCTCTATATCGTCTATTGTATAGGAATCTTGATGTTTGATAGCTTTTGCTATATATGGCTTACAGCGTTGCCACTGTACTTCCCACTCTTCGGGTTCTTTTTTAATTGGCGTGACTTTATTAATCGCCTTTTCCATACTCAACGATACTCATGTGTATATCTAAATTACCAGCATGATTGCCTTGTACTTTAATAATTTCACCTTGATGAATAATAATGGGTCTTTCCAATAGCTCTGTAGTGCTGTTAGCAGTAATAACCTTGCCACTAAATAAATTAAAAGTATCTGTATCATGCGTATTAGTTACATCTATTTGGGTTTGTTGACCTTGATGCTCACATACTAAAAATGATTGAATAATAGAAAAAGTAAAATCATCACCAGAAGGTGATGTATAAACAGTGTAATCAGTGTTAGCCAAAGCAATGTTGATATGAACATTCTCCGCCCTTTGTATGTACTGTCTTTGTGAAGATAAATCCATTATCTTTTACCTCTTGGTCTAACATCCAAGCGTATATTACCTACTTGGAAATCTTGTGTGGTACTACCTGTGACTGTCATTTGTACTTGTCTTGCTGTAAATCTTGCATCAGTATAACCATCATTTTCAAAAGTAAATGATCCAAAGTCCGTGACTGGGCCTAATGGAGTAAATCGACCTTTGAAACTGAGGGTAACACCGGGTAAAGAGTTAGCCTCTTCGTCTGGTAATATTTGATTGCATTGCACATAGTTATCACCATTGCCTATTTGTATAGGCCCTGTCTCACAAAATGGTACTTGTGAGTTTAGATTAGGTGAGTTATCTAATGTGGTTGATTCATGCTCATAAACAAAGCCTAAACTGTCACCAGCAATAGGGTAAGTAAATGCACCTTGGTCAATCCAAAAACCTCTGTCCATAGAACCAATAGACCAAACATTAGAGTTGTAGTTCCAAATAACATATTTGTTAGAAGTGTATTGTGAATCACCGCTTGGGAATCCCCACCATATTTCATTAAAGTTAGAGTTATGTCCGCCCCAACACGCGCCCCTGCCCGGTACATTAATTTGGTCAAAAACATAATCATGCACTTCGCAAGGTAATTCTCTAACACTACCATCATAAATATAAAAAGCGTTTTCACCCATCCATGCAAGGAAATTACCTGTAGATACAACTGTTCTTGGACTGATTGATTTACAGTTAGTTCCTGCATCGGCTATACCATAAACAAAAGGTGATCCAGCATAAAACATTCTGTTAATACCAGTATCACTAAAAATAATCACATCAGATCTATATTTAACACCAAACAAAGCTCTACCGCCTGTAGGTATTTGTAAGTCTCCTGCTGTGTTTGTGGCTTTCGATGTCCAGTTGTTGCGATCTTCCCTATTTGACCAAGCAACATTCCTAGGGTCATCTGACGAGCCTATAGCCACTAAATGTCTTTCATTGGTGACTAAGGTTGATAAGTTGCCTGTGGGTGAGTTGGTTACAACTGTTGCGATGGTATCAGGTGAGCCACCTGAGGAGTCTGGTTGCCATTTATAAATCTTGCCATCTTTAGAAAAAGTAAAGATTAAATCTTCACCCCAGTTATCAAAAGAAAAATAACCAGCCCGTAAAACTAAACCTGATTGACTTCTAGCATCACCATAGTCTTCTTCACCATAATGATATGCACCAAAGCCTAATGGATCATCACTTGCATCATTAACAAAGCCTACTGGTGTGATGTCTGTCCAAGTGTTGTCATACAAAACATAAACTTTTTCTCTTGTACCAACTCCTAGAACATTGTTACCAGCATTATCTTTATAACCATATAAACCTATGATAGATCCGTCTAATGCTGTGGCTCTAAGTTTTTCCCACCCGCCAATAGGT